CTACATTATAATGGAAGTGAAACTCCTTGAACGGGTCCCCATCTTCTGTTGGTAGAATACGAATGGTTTGGTCTCCTTGAGTTGGTCGCCATTTCGTATTATTAGTTTGACCTTTATTGCCAGTTTTAGATGCATTAAGTTTGGCGCGCATCGCTTCAATATCAATAGCCATAGTAGTTCTCCTTATGTTTACTATTTTAAGGTGAGCAGGGTTTCAACCATACCCCCAGTTTATTTTTACTGCGGAACTTGTCCCACAATACTATTGTAACACGAATAATGAACCGTGTCAAGAAAAATGAACATTTTTTGAGGAAAAAATGAACAAAAACCATAAAATTACAGATTATACCGAAACAGTAACGTTACTAGTTGTAGAGGTCAAACTCCCAATCATAGTGTTATAATTGAAAGTACGATATTGTTTACGGTCAATATCCCAAACTGTTTCATAACCTTGCTGTAGATTACGAGTTTTTTTGAATCTACTAGTGATAGAAGACGGGAAATCAGATACCTTGATAAATCTCATTTGGCGCTGAAAACCAGACTTGTTCGTAAAAGTTCCAGTGTATACTGTAAATTGTTGTGTGATGTTCATATTTCCTCCTTCATAATGTGTGATGTTATTGAACATATATAATATAACACGTTTCGTAAAGCGTGTCAAGTTTTTTGTTAAAGTTTTTCGTTAATATACATCCACAACCAAGTGAACGCAAAAACAAAAATTACTGTTGCAAATATTAATTCCATTACTCATTCTCTGTAGTGGATGTATCTGCTGTTGAATCGGTTTCTTTTTCGCCACAACCGATCAAAAGTGTCATCAATAGTGGTAGCATTATAACTCCTGTATAAAATGTGTGTAATGCTTAGAGTAATAGTAACTCTTTTGCTCATCTGTTGACCAGATGGCAAACGAAGATTGTCTATCAAGTTTGTTATTTTCCTTCATCATACCTTTTATGTTTGGGAGGATAGTAACATCATTTGCTAGATCTTCTTCATTTATATTTATAATATAACTTGTTTCAGTTATGTTGTCAAGAGAAAAGAATAACTTTTCTTCATTTTCTTCTAAAAATCCCCACCCTATAGTGCAAATTCTACTTATATCTTTTATATCTTTTCTAGAGTCAAAGTCTGGTTCGACATTAGAACAGTAGTTTAGAGTATGGATGACAGTGTATATATAATGATTTACTTTATTATAATATTGCAGTACTGTGCCATGACCAACTTGATCTATTAGAAGTTTGTTGTCAACAATAAGTAACTCACGGATCATACCAGATCTTGCATACTCCTGAAGAACATGGAAATGAACTCTGTTTCTTTTTATCTCTATATCCGATGCATATTCAAGATCAGGATATATGTAAATAACTTGCATTTTGATGTGCGACAAGCCCTCTAAAACCCTTAGAGTTGCACCAGACACCTTACCACTACCACAGACAAAAAGAATGCCTTCAGAGGCATATTCTTCTACAGAATCTTTTTTCTTTATTCCTTTGCCGGCGTCTAACAACTCCACATGATATTGCTCATGTTGTTTGAATAATTTTGCTATTTCACAACCAGCGGAACCAAGCCCAACTATTAGCACGTTTCCTCCATTTTTTCGAATTCATCATCAAATAAATAGTATAATCTTCGATTTACAACAACACCATAAACTGGTCTTTTTAGAAACTCTCCTTTTAGATCTATTACGATACCCATGTCACCTGAGGAAAGAACTTTGCCTATTTTGGTGTTGTTGATTTTTGATGTTAGAATAACTAAATCTCCCATTTTTATGTCCATTTGAATTCCTCAAGTTCTCCTAAGTTACGTCCAATCTTACATCCAGTGACAAATTTCCCTAATTTGGTATCTTCGAAAATCTGTTTTATCTCAGGAATAAGATGGCGATCGTCCCGATGAAGATCAATAATAACACAATCGTGTATAGTAAAGGCGACATAACTTTTCCTATCTCTTAGGTATCTGTGGATTTTGTTGACCCGGTCCAAACAGTTATCGGAGGAAGCGGATTGAAGGAGATAGTTGAGAGCGTGAAATCGATCGCAATTTGTCCTTCTACCAAGCGGTGACCGTAATATTTTTTCTTGTTCGCTATAAAACTTTTCGACGAGGGCATCTTTGCTGTAGAATTCAGAATCGATTGTTTTATTTTCTGAGTTGTACAGCCATGCAAAAAATTTTTGTTTTGCTTTTTCTCGGCTAATATCTTCTCTAAATATATTTTTGATGTTCCACTCATGTATATCCTCCTGTGGTTGTTCTTGTCCCATTAGGGATATCATTGTTCTTATCTCTGCTGCATTATAATCCAACTCAATAAAGCAGTCCCATTTTGGCTCGACAATGTCTTTTATTTCATTTTTCAAATTCATAATAGGAAAACTGCCTTCCTTCGTAGATAAACGACCAGTAACTGTACCAAACAGATCGTATTTTATTACTGGATTTGGGTTTGATTGCATCCAGCGCAACAAACTTTTTGCTTTGGCATCAGTCTTTGCGTGATTGTAAAGTTTATGCATGTTGATATTTACTGTGTTTTCGGTAATCTCTTGTATAGTAATGTAAGTGTCCAGTAAAAATTTATAGTTTTTTGGCCTTTCATAGTTATCAAACACCCACTCACAAATTTCATTTTTCACTTGAAAGAAATGTTTCAATTGTTTCTCTGGTACAAGATCAAAGAAGCATACATCTTCAAAATTTATCTTTGATGTTAGGAAGGATTTGTAGTGTCCTTTTATTTTTTTCTCGTGAGCAAGGTATCGTTGTTTCAAATGTTCTGGGCAAGCATCTGTAATATTCTTACCACCAGACCAAATGTAACCGTAACGCAAAGGCTTGTCCCCAAGAATACTAGAATAGCCCCAAGTACCATCGATATTTTTAGGTATCTTTTCATATATAAAATCTCCATCAGCATAAACCCCAACGCAATCGCGTTTGTCATCTAATATCTGAAAAATCATGTGTCCTCCAATCTTTCATCATCTTATATAAGATAACCTGTTTACTTATCGCTGTCAAGTTGTGTTTTGTATTTTTCTGTGTGGTAAGTCAAAGTGCCATCGTTGTAATAATATTTTGATTTGAACTGTGCTTCGATGTAATCTAACATTTTTGTTTCTGATGTCTTTAGGATTCTTATTGCATTTTTGAACATATTCTTTATTTGTGCTTCTTTGAATGGTTTGTTCTCTTCTATGTTCCTCACATGCATGTATAAATTTAATATTTTATTATAATATATATTAATATTATTTATACCTTCTTTATATGTTGTTTCAGTTGAAAATTTATTACCACATGTTTTGTGTTTTATATTGAAAGGATATTGAGCAGTATAATTTTCATAACTTTCTAACAATAAATTTGTAAAATGTAACAGATCTTCATTTATAGTTTTTATAAATTGTCTAGAAAAAATTGAATCAACAGTTGACAAACCGAATCTTTTCCTGTATAATAGTGTAATAGGACTTGAAACATCCGAGATTAGCACTCCCGGATGTCTTTTGTTTACTGAAAAACCGTAGTTTTTCGCTATATTTAGATAATAATTGAAAGCAGGGCTATTGATCATTAGTGTTTCTTTCGGTCTATCATCATCAAAACTCAGACCACTAATGTCGATGGCCAAACCGGAGGAAAAAATGGACCCCTGACTTGATCTCATATAACCTGAAAAAGTAATAGGAAAGACATGAGTCATATTATTCATATATTCGTGAAATGCAATCAAATAGTCGTCAAAGTTTTTGATAGTTTTATCCTTTCCCAATAAAAAATTGTCATTATAAGTTACCATTAGATTGTCTGCGTATCTAAAATAATTTCTTTTTGGAGATTCGTATCCCCTTTTTGCTACCAACATAGACAAAACAGGGTCATCTGTAGGTATCAAAGAAGATCGACACGCTTGTACAAAATGTTGTTCCATATCTGCATATTGTTGCGAAACGTAATTCATCACTAAAATTGTATCACTCTGGTTGTTAGAAGAACTAAGTGGTACGATAAACTCTTCATTAGGATAAATTGGGTTATGCTGTATGTTTACTTTACCATACAATGTTTTTTCAGCAAAATTGAAATCAACAACTTGTTTTGGGTCTTTATCGTTTTCTTTTGGAAAAGCATTAAGTTCGTATCTGGCTCTTTCAAACCCAAGTCTAGCAGCAGATGATATTCTATTATTTCCATTAAATGCCATTGTTATTCCTCAGTATTATCCGATTCACCCGGATTATTTTCTTCCAACTCTTCATCATCTAATTTTCCGAAATCTTCATCCTGAGATCTATCCAAGTATTCGTCATACGTTGCCGCAAAACCTTCAGCACCAGTAAGATCCTCCGCGCTTCCCAAAAGTTTAGAGGGCGGAGAGTAAACACTTATCTTTAAGGCTTTTCCATTGCTGTCTTGTACAGTATCTATTTTGGCAATGACCTTTCCATTTATGTCTTTGTAGAAGAATATCCTTTCCTCAGTGCCATCAGAAAGAGGAGAGGATCCCATGTCCTTAATTGATGAGTAGGTTATTAATACTGGTGATTGAGTTGTTCTATCAAATAGATTACCGGAACCATCTTTGTCTAAAAATATCATTAGATCATATGATGTTTTACCATCACCTTGTAGTTTATCAAAAATGACTCCATACTCTGCCTTCTCAGTAGATTCTTTTTTCTTCTCTTTAGGGGTTTTCTTTTTCTTAGGTGGATCTTGCACTGATGGAGGATTTTGAGTGGGTGCCGGTGGTGCTGGCATTTGTGCTTGTGGCTCGGTTCCTTGGGATAGAGTTGGCGGTGGTATTTGCACTTTCTTTATCAGTCCTTGACAATAATTTACATTCTCTGTAGTTTGAGTTGCTCTCTTGACTGTTATGTCCTCTAAAGACTTTTCTTCCTTTCTATTTTTCTTTTTACCGGAACCTCTTCCATTCTCTAGAGTTCTATCTTCACCGTCCCCAGTGTAGTAAAGTTGTGCTTCAATGGTTGTGGTAAAATTAGTAGGCGTCAGCGAAGTCCTCACTGATATAATCGTGTGATATCCCCCAAGACCTAGTATGTTGGCGATAGATCTAGAAGTTCCTCCAGTAGTAGGAGACCCAAGATCGGTGCCACCAATGCCATATGGATTTACATACACTTCCATACCCGGAAAAAACAATGTGTTTCCAAACATTTCAATTGTTGCTTTGTAAACATTTGATAGTTGCAATAAACCGTTCACTCCTTGTCTAAAAAACCTTGCTTCGCGAACATACTGCATATCCGTTTTGGAAAACTTTACAGTCTTAACAATTCCTTTATTGGAACCAATATTTATATGGTATCTTCCGTTGTCAACATCTTCTGAATAGTTCCCGACACCATCTTTTGTAAGCGTTGAGCCTTGTGTACAAACTAAGAGGTAATTTTGGAAATTATTTATCTTATTTCCTTTACTGCTGTCTAATTCACCAGAAGTGCTATCACCTTTTAGTGGAAAAATAGCAGTACTGTTACCAGATCTATAATCAACAACGTCAATGACAGTGTTTCCGTTTTTCAAATTAGACTCAGCAACCGAATCTAGTGGATCGTTTCCCTCACTATCATAGGCGCAAACCTGTGAGGTCATAAATCTAAGTTTTTTGTCTATATTTCTGTTGACGCACCCCTCTAGCATTGACGTTTGCAGTAGGTTATTGCATAAGTTCCTAATAAAGTATAAAATTGGAAAAGATTTTCTAGTTTCACCCTGAGAAATGACTTGATCTGTAAACCATTTCCCAAAATAATCTAGTGAAATAGGGATATGTGCTATGTTTAGGCCATACACAGTTGGCTTACCAGCAACTAATGGCTCAAAATCAAAACTACCTAGTACAAACTTTATGTTTTCGGCTGTCTGTACAAGCGTTTGTTTTCCTTTGTCATCTGAGGTATACATATTATCAAGGATCGTGTGCAATAAGTCTCCAAAAAAGAAAAATTGTACTGTTGTGTCTTCAATATCGTTGTAATTGTAATTATCATCCTTGAAAGGAACCTGTGAATCCAATATGTGTTTTACAACACCAGTAGGAGGATCATCTTTGGAAACCGTATCAAGTTGATCCTCTTGTTTTGCACTAGAATCCTTTGGTGGTCTACCAACAGGATCTTTTAGAATACATTGTGAAAATGCCCCAAAATCTCTAAATTCTTTGGCATCATCCGAATCTACTGTTTTTATGTATATTCTGTTTCTATCATAAAGTCTCGTAACAATTGATCTCAAACTGTTTTTTCTTAGTTCTTCTTGTTCACCAGCCACTGACGCTTTATATTCTCTCACTTGATCTGCTGTACATTTTTCGCTTGATAACATCTCGTTTAGTTCGTTTTCGCTTTCTTTTTGTCGTTCTAGTAACTCTCTCGTTGTTAGGGCATCAAACCTCAGAGATTTCAGCAATGATTCAGTATATGCCCTATAGGAAATAGTGACGGTTACTGTTCCATCGATATCAATATTGAAGTCATGGTCTACCATACACAGAAAAAAAGATTTATTAGTTCTCAATATGGCAGATTTCAGATCCTCATCGGGATCGTCAAATATTTCACTTATGTTTTCCGGATAATAATAGCCAACTTCTGCCCTTATTCTATAGAAAGAAGGGTCATAATGATTATCACTTACAATATTTAGGTTATTTACTCTGCCGTCTTTTGCATCATTTACTGGCTGTATAACCAAATCAACGAAACGATATTTTTTTCCATTAGCACCAACTCTCTCTCTGATAAAATCAGCAAACGATTGAAAATAAAGTTTCAATGTGGCTTTTATGTCATTCCTAGATTCTGCGGGGTTTGTACCGTTGAATTCAAATGAGAATTCCTTTAGTCCACACCCCTCTCCTTTGTCAAATTGTGCAGCAAAAAAACTGTCTGGGATTGATACACCGTTGGTTCCGGGTTGGGGCCTTGAGTAATCTTTTATCCTGTCAACATCTGTATGTTGAGGGAAAATAAACTCTGTTTCTTGTAGTTCTCCATCGCTGTTTGTTTTATTATGAACCTTATACAATCTTATTTTCGGTCGTAGGTAACTCATTACTCTTGGAGGTAACTCGAAAAATACTTTACCATCAGACGGGGATATCAAATTTGTTATAAGTCTATCTTGGTTTTTGCTACATTCCAACATATGAAATCTTCCATCAAAAGGCAACGTGTTCTTGTACCTTTTTTTTATTTCGGCATCAAACCCTCTGCTCAATTGGCCCATATTCAACAACAAAGCACATTGTTTGAAGAACTTTTGTCTTTTTTCAATGTCCTCCTTGGTTCCCATTGCTTGTATTTCTGGGTCTTTTGGTAACTGTGGTACTTCAAATGATTCCGCTGCTGCTTTGTTTGCCGCTTCAATATCCTCAGGGATGTCACCAAGGAAGACGCTATCATCATCTTTATATTTTTTTTGTTTTGAGAGTTTTACTAATTCTTTGAATTTTGTGATTCTTCTTCTTATTTCTTGGTCATAGAGTACTCTACTATAAATGTCTCTAAGAAAATTTGGGTCGAATGTATTCCAGAATACTTCACCAACTGTTTTTGGGTTGGGCTTTGATTGTTCTCTCAGCACCCTGACAAAAAACAGGGCGTAAGTTCCATCAAATCTTTTTTTGACAACAGTCCCGGCACCAACTCCTAATTGCACCTCAGGACTTATTAGGCCTCCAAGAAAACTGCCTACTTCTTCCAACCAAGAGTTGTCAGGTTCTTTGTTATATTTGAAAGGATATTTTGTGATATCACCACCAGAAAATTTGCTGTAGTTTTTCATTTTTTCTAGTAATGCAGCGTCTGCTTCTGTCGGGTATTGGAAGTTTAGCCTGTATATATCTCGTATCGGAGATTCTATTGTTCTAATGTCTGCTCCAGCCTCAGCAGCATTTTGGTTTCCGTTATCAGCAGTACCACTATAGTCTGCCCTGACCTCTTTTACATTGATCCCGGGAGGATCTTGGCTCTGATCATACCAATTGTCATCAATGACATAGTATTGCTCTCCGTCTTTACTCAAGGGACTAGCAGGAAATGAGTCTGTAAGATTACTGTAATCCATTGATATTTTCACCGTGTTTGTTCCCTCGCCGATTACCCAAAGAATATTTTTTACCGTGCTATCTCGATCCGCCCCTCCGGCTATATTCAACATTATTTCTATTTCATTTGTGATTTCTTCTCGTGCTTTTTTGAGTGTATATATTGTGCTTATAGCACCAGCCGAAGCCGATGATAGATAAGAAGTTCCTAAAGTTGTCAGATCAACTCCACCAAGCGTCGCCGCGATAATAATGTCATTTGCCATTTCATGAAACAAGAAGTGTCCGGAGAAGCCTCCATCGGTGTTAGATAATCTATAAGTTGGAAACTGAGAGAAATTATCTACTGGTTTTGAATTGTCCGGTGTGAATGGGTAAAGAAATATATCAATTTGCTCTTTGTTGTTTCCCTTCGCAGCAGCATCTAAAAGGCCACCGACAAAACTTTTCTCCACTTCAGATAGAGGTTTATTTTTCTTGAGATTCGCTACTACATGTTTATGGAGTCTTGAATAAACCTCTTTCATTATGTCATGCCAACTACCGGTGTCACCAGCGGTTCCACCGAAAATATTGAATTCTGCACCGCCAGAACTATCCGGGGTCCTGAGATAATTATCGAATTTATAAAATTGAACCCAAGCACTACCTGCTAAGAAACTATCTAGTTTATCTTTGAATATCGGCCATTCGTCTTCTCGTTTATGCTCATTCCATTGTTTTGTACCGTATCTGTTTTCTAAAATCACAATTGCTCGTTCAGCAAATCTTTTTCTAGGAAAAGATCCCACATCTTTTACATTACCTAAGTTTTTTTTATAACTTTCTATTTCATCTGAGGGATATGACATTATTCAAAGACCCCGAGAACTACAGATAATTCAATTGGAATTTTTATGACGTCTCCCGGGCTTAGGTGACCTTCAGTAGGTTTTCTATTGAATTGAGCGATAACCCACCACATTTTTGAATCACCATAATATTTAGATGCTAATCGCCAGAACTGATCTCCTTGGTTCCATGTATAGTCAACGGTCTGTATTCGCTTGAGGTCTTCTTCAAGTGGAAAACTGAATACTGGTGTGATGAACTGCACAATTTCTTGTACTCCTCTGTCTTCCTTTACTTCTTTGTACATTTCGGCATCGTTCAGCCCTTTTGTTCTTGAGTTATATCTTGACATATTTTATCCTCCAAATGGGAATTTAGCAGAATTAGAAAAACTACCCTCGGGTGTTATTCCCAAATCGTGCTCATGAAGAACACCAAACTGTATATCTAATTGAAATACCTTGGGGTGTAATTTATCTGAGTCAACAAACATCCCCATTTCTAGGTCTGGATTGAAAGATAAAGATGTGATATATCCCAGCAATCCTTTGTTTGAATTATCACTAGAATCAGATATTAGATTGGCAAACTTGAGCCTTATAAGAGGCGGCTTTGTTATTACTAACGCGTTAGTTGAGACACTTTCTGACCCACTTTTACCATATTCTGGATAAAGCATTTGTGCTAAGGCACTAAAATTGTCCATATTTTTACTAGATTCGGCTGCATTGGCACCCGGAACATTGAATCCTAAAGACAGATTTCTCGTGGTTCCTCTAAACGTTGCAATAGGATCGTTTCTTCCGTACACCGTTTCCGTGCTCCATTCTGATGAAAAAGTCTGATTGAAAGACGATAAAAATGCAAGAAAAGAAACTGAATCATTAGACAATAATGACGTGAAAGTCAAGTTTGATAGTTCATTGTTTGCTTGTCCATATTTGCCAAGATATGACATGTAAAGTCTCCTTACTGTGTTGCTGCGTCTTCTGCTATATCTCTAATAACGCCTTCTATCTTTTCTCCACCAATCTCTAAAACTAACTTCATCCCACTAAATATATTTTCAACATTATTGGTGATGTTTGTCCCAGATGCAGTGACGACGTTACCAGTCATAGAATCTTTTGCGGTTCCTGTACTAATTAGGGCTATGTTCTCAATTGTTGATCTGGCTTTTAGCATTATATCGGTGCCTTTACCTAATGATGCTATGTCCTCAACCATTTTCTTGACATTCTTAGACACTTCAGTGAAGTCAACGTCTGCAAGTCTCGCTAGAGAACCCGCTGAGTTTGCATATGCTTGGGCGGTTCTAGCCTCTGCTTCTGCTGTTCTGACAGACATTTCCTCCCACTCTGCAAAGGCAGAAACAACTAAGGAAACGGCCCCAACGACTGCTCCAATTGATAATACTAAACCAGCCATAGGAAGTATTACAGAAGCAACCCCAGCGCCAACAGATAGAATACCAAGACCTAGCGCTTTGAATCCCGCAGCGCCAGCACCTGCACCTGCACCACCTGCGGCAGCAGCACTGCCGAGAGTTGCTATGCTGGAAGCAGCAGACAAACCAGCCACTGCAACGGGGGCTAGTGCCATTGCAAACATACCCAAGGCTCCACCAAAGACAATAAAGTTACCTATACTTTCTTTCATTTCGGTATCCATTCCCTTGAAGTATTCCACTAGTTTTCCAGCAAAACCTCCTAGTGTTTCTAACATAGGTTGAACCGACATAACAATCTCTGTTGCTAATAGTTTGAACTGTTCCATAACTGGAACTGTTGCTTGGATCGCATCTTCAAATTTCTTTTGAACATCAGCGCTCTTTTTCATTTCTTGCTGGTTTCTTCTGTAATCTCCAATATTCATCCCAAAAATCCTTTGGGCCTCGTTCATATCATCAATACCAGCGGCAGCGGCAATCGCTTGTTGTTCAAACTTGCTCAGGTCTTTGAAAGCAACGCCTTGTGCTTGAACAGACTCTATCAGCGTCTCGATCCTCTCATCTTCTGACATCATAAGCATTTGTGTTGTAGACAACTGGGTACCTAAGAGAGCATTCATTTTCGCTGCTCCTTCTGCTGCCCCTTGGAATGTGTCAAATTTCTTTGCGATACCCATCAGGGTGCCGGTTTCAACACCAGCAGCCTTAGCGGCGGCAGCAAGGTTAGTAAAAATGTCAATTGATCTATTTCCGTAAACGGCAAGAGTTGGTAATGCGGCATTGAAATCTTTGGTCATCCTAGCAGAAGTAATGCCGATCTCTTCTCCCATCACCGCCAATTGTTTTTGGACGTCCTGTGCTTGTTCTGCTGTCATTCCTAGGTTTAGGTTCAAAAACTGGAACGTATCGGATGCTGTTTGCCCATCTACTCCTATTTTATCAAGTTTAGCAGTGGTTGCAACGAGTCCTGCTTGAACCTCTTTGTTCATTTTAGCAAAGTTAGAAGTGTTTTCAACCAAACTAGCGGTTGCTTTACCAGCGTCTGCCATTGATACACCTAATAAGTTCGTTTCTCGTTGGGCCTCAAACATCGCATCGGAATATTGATATCCAGCACCAGTTGCTTTAGCAAGTTGCGCTCGAGCATCATCGAAATCCTTCATAAGTTTTATTGAATTTTGTATAACCGTTCCAATCAGGTTTTGTAGGTTGAAAATCTTATTGAAATCTTCTATGAACTGTTTTCTGGCGGCACTTCCTTCTTTACCGGATTGTGTTAGTGCTTTTGTAACCGTTAGAGTTGAGGATAAAAATGAGTCTTGGAAATCAGTGGCTAGACCTATTGACCCAGCCATTTTACTCAGCATTTTTTGATTTGTTTTACTATATTTTGCTCTTGCTTCTTGTAATAACTTTAGTTCTCGAAATCTTTCTACTTGCTTATTTAATTCTTCATTTTCGATAGTGAACGAAAAACTTTCTTCATCCAGCAGGGCGTTCATATCCATTTGTTGGCCCTTTTTGACGTCCATCGCTTTCCTTAGTTCTTCATTTTGGGAGAGAATGCCCTCTAAAGCCGCTAATTCGTTTTCTCTTGCTGTGTTTGTGTCCCCTAAAAGAGACGCGGTTTCTGCTAATAGAGTGTTATACTTTGCTTGCTGCAGTATTTTTCTTTCATTGGCAGCAATAGCGGCCTCTCTACGTGCTTTATCTTCTGCTGATTCTTCACCTTCTGGTTTAGACAAATCAGTTTGTTTTCCTTTCTTTCCACCCTTACCAGAGCCAAGATTTTCGACTTTTTTTGATAATTCATTGATTGCGGCAATCAGTTCCTTATCACCCTCAGATAGTGCCATAATATATTCCTTCCTCTATCAAAAATAAATAGTAGTTAGATAAAAATGCAATTACTTCCGCAAGACTCTATCGTTTCTTTTGGGACTTTTTGAACTCTTTTGCTTCATCATCATATTGTTTTTGAAGTCTTTTGACAAACCAGTCTCGTAAACCAACAGGTAAATTGTAGGCCTCCATGAAACTCCACCCACCAAAGTGTTTTAGTAGGAAAAACTGTTCATAAACGGCTTCCATGTATTTATCTGTCAGGCCAAAAAAAGTCCGTTCCAAATGGAACGTCAACCTCCTCTTCATAAGCACAAGATCTACACTTGAAAGTCTCTCTAATTTCTATATTTGGCGTGGCTGCTTTTATGCACATCTTGAAGTGCCTAGAGTCCACAACTGGCATTTGGTCAACATACTGTTCTATGACCTCTTTATTATCATGTCCCTCAACAGACAAAATAAGCCTCTTGAATTGATTAGTTAAGAAGTTTTCTTCATCAGCAGCCTTCATATTTCGGATAAACTCTGACAATATCATCTCATCTTGGCCATTCATTAGTCTAAATTGAACTTCAAAATTAGTCAATGGCATTTTTGTTTTATAGATACCATCTGATACCTTTTGAACAACTTCGCTATTCAATGTGGCCAAGTCCCCAACTATCTTTGGGTTCCTAAGGTCAAATATCAAAGAGGTCTTCTTAGTGCATTGGGGGCACTTTAGGACAGTCTCGTAATCAAAACCATACCCGCTTGCTCGAGCAGACACTAGAATAGCATTTTTGTCGCCGATAAGCAATGTTTTGGTGTCAATAGATTTATCAATTATTATATTCTCTAGAAATCTCTCTAAAGCGATGCCCTTCTTCAGCAAAGTCCTTGAAGAAAGGATATCTTCATCTTTTGCTGTCATAAAACGAATTTCTATTGTATCTTTGTTATGTAAAGAGTGGCCTTCGGGATATGCCAATCCTTTTGAAGGTAATTCAACAAATTCTGTTGGGGCAACAAAGTTCAAAGGATTGAACTGGGCTGGAGTGTCAGAGTGTTCTGGTTTGTGCCCACCCAACCTATCTTTATTTCTACTCAAATTTCACCTCTATTTCGTTTGTTTTGCGTAATCATAAGCAATGACCATGGTTATTTCTACCAACTCGTCATCCGCATATGCTAAAGATCCATAATTTATAGATTTTATCATAGTATTGAAAAGTTCCCACTCTTCAACAGCAGTGCCAGAACTGTCTAATTGTTGAATTGTCATTGTTGTTGCGTCAGATCCGTCAAAATTGCTCTTTTTGACACCAGAGATGCCTTCATCTGGTGTTTTGTAATCG